ACTATGAGATTAACAGAAATGGGCGTCAAGCCTTCCGCTAAAAAAATCAACAAAGTTATGGAAAGCCGCTTTGGCGTCAAGATTGATTATGACAACTTGAACTTTCCTAAAGCTTATGTGCTAGCTCAAGGTTTGACAGAAAATCTTGACAAGATCAAACACAGCCACGGAGTCCATGCTGCAGAGAAAAATCCTAAGTACATGGAGCTGCTGATGGTACGTGAAGGCCTACATCGCTGGATGATTGAGAACAAGCAACAGCTGATCATGGAAAGCGAAATGGGCAAGAGTCAAGCCATTTTAGCTGCCAAAGACATGGTTGATAGTATTCAGGACATGTTAGAAGAAGTTAGCAAAATGCAAAACGAACAAATGCCTGCACTGTTAGATACCATTCGCGATCAGATTGGCATGGAGCAAGCAGACGCATTCAAGGCCTCAGTTGAGCCATTGTTGGCAGAAATGACCACTCAACTAAGCACAGCTCGTGGCACAGCAGACAATGCAGCAAGAGCACTGGCCGGCGAACCTGTTGCAGCACCAATGGGCACGGGCGCAGCACCTGCTACTGGAGCAGCACCTGGTGCCATGCCTGGCGAAATGCCAGCAGCTGACATGACCAGCGACATGGACACAGACAGTTTTGCGGCAACCGATGCTGCGGCTGGACCTAACGCAGTAGGTAGAGAGAAGCGTTAATGCGTATTCAAGAAGTAATCACCGAGAACTTAGACAAGTACGTTGACGAAGTTCTCGAAGATGAAGCCGACGGGCGTGGTGATGCAAACCTGCTGACCACGCTTGAGTTTTTACGCAACCGAGCACACGATACTCACATTCAACCAAGAATCAGGGTAGACAGTTTGATCAATCTTGTTCAAAAAACTGGCGAAAGTCAATTCAATCTTGAAAATCTATTAGACGCATATAAATCAAATCCCGACATTAAAAATTTAATCAAAGACATCAAAGATGATTCATCGGGTGTCAAGTATGTTTATTTAGAACCATTTGCCGACGACACTGACATGCCAGCAGAAATTGGGCAAGAAGTACCCAGAACAGCACCCGAGCGCACAGTAGATTCAATGGCCAAATCGGCTCTTGCAAAAAGATCTTAAATAATTTATAATTACTCCAAGGAGAAATACTTATGTCTTATTCGGCACAGGTGGTGGATCATTATGAGAATCCCAGAAACGTAGGAAAAATGGATAAGGAGGATGCGCACGTTGGAACCGGCTTAGTCGGTGCCCCAGCGTGCGGTTAGAGGAGATGTTCTTCAACTTCAAATATATGTAGAGCAAGGAGTAATCACCGATGCCAAATTTAAGACATACGGTTGCGGTTCGGCGATCGCATCTTCGTCGTTGGTCACTACGTGGCTTAAAGGAAAAAGTCTTGACGAGGCGTCGGAAATTAAGAACACAGAAATTGCGCAAGAACTCGCGCTACCTCCGGTTAAAATCCATTGTAGTATTTTAGCCGAAGATGCTATTAAAGCAGCACTGGCAGACTATCGATCAAAACATGATACAGCTAACTGAACTGGCAGCAAAAAAAGTAAGACAACAACTTGATCGCAGAGGTCATGGAGCGGGTATTCTTATTGGTGTACGAACCACAGGCTGTTCAGGACTGGCTTACAAACTGGAGTACATTGACACACCCACTGATGAGCAGATGAAATATGAATCAAACGGTGTCAGTGTGTTTGTCAATCCCAAAGATTTGCCATACATTGACGGAATGACCATGGACTACAAGCGCCAAGGTCTCAATGAAGGTTTCGACTTTATAAACAGCCGAGAACGTGATCGTTGCGGTTGCGGCGAAAGTTTTCGAGTATAATGATAATTCAAAAATTTGACTACAAGCCTCTTGACAGGACCACGGTTGAGGGTAAAAGACACTATTGTCTGCCAGATGGTACAAAGGTGCCTAGTGTTACAACGATTCTTGATCGTACCAAACCCGAAGAAGCAAAACAAAAGCTCCGTGAGTGGAAAGATAGGGTAGGGCACGAGCGAGCGCAACAGATTACAACTGAAGCTGCCAATCGAGGTACCAGAATGCACACTTATCTGGAACGCTACATCAAACAAGATGACATAGGCGATTTTCCCGCTAACCCATATGCACAACCGTCGTGGTTTATGGCAGCACAAGTGATATTAGAAGGACTGGGCAATGTTGAAGAGTATTGGGGTTGCGAGGTGCCATTATACTATTCTGGGCTTTATGCTGGTACTACTGACTGTATCGGGGTCTGGAAGGGACAGCCTGCAAAATACCAAGAATTTGTACTAGAGTCTAAAGACTTTGCCTACTGGACGGATCAGTGGATGCGCAGAGTTGAACAGTACTACTCATTAAGCTAAATACAAAATAATTGAGGATTAGGCATGGCTGTTACCCAAATAAGTAGAATTCAACATCGACGTGGTTTAGAACAAGACTTACCACAACTTACATCAGCTGAGCTTGGGTGGAGTTTAGATACCAGACGACTGTACATAGGAAACGGCACCATAGCAGAAGGTGCACCTATAGAAGGACTTACAAGAATTTTAACTGAACACGATGTACGAGACATTACATCTAATGTTGCTTTTACAAACTACACTTTTGTGGGTAATTCGGCTGGCTATACTGCACAAACAGGTCCAAGCACATTATCTCCTGTCATACGCACTTATCAGCAAAAATTAGACGATTTTGTAAATGTTAGAGATTTTGGAGCAGTAGGCGACAATACAACAGACGATACTGATGCAATCAATCGTGCCATACAACAAATTTACAAGTCCACTGTCAGCCCCACCGAACCCCGAGCAAGAAGAACAATTTATTTTCCTGGCGGAACCTATTTAACATCTAATCCTATCTTGATTCCGCCATTTGCCAAATTGGTAGGAGATGGATTGGGGTCAACTATTATAAGACAACGTCAAGGAAATCGTTCAGTAGCAAATGTCTGCGACGCAAATTTTCAGACAGGTAGCAGTATAGGTATTGGGTTCTTTCAATTGCCACAAGATATAGAAATATCTGGCTTACAATTTTTTAATTCAAATACCAATGCCACCAGCCCAATTTTTGTTGTTGACAGCGCAAGCAACATTAGAATTCAAAGTTGTAATTTTAGAGCGAACGCTGTAGCAGGATTCTATCCAAATTTGATTAGCATACAAACCTCAACAAGTAGTACAGAAAGAATTACATTTGACAGTTGTCAATTTGTTGGTGGCGGCAATGGTATTGGTATTATTGGAAGTGGTGTAACATCAGTGCGACTACTCAATAGCGGGTTTGATAACTTATCCAATATAGCAGTTAACTTGAATAATTCTAGAAACTTTTCAAGTATAGGTAATTATTTTGGATCTGTTGGTGGTTGGTTTATATCCGACGGAAATAATGCAAATTTCTCGATAGGTGATTACTACGAGGCACAAAATGAATTATACACAGGCATTAGATTTGGAAATTTATTAATTACACCAAGTCAGCAGTACACTATTACTACAACTCCGCTTGTTATCGTTCCAGTCAGCAACACAGCCAACTATGTTAGATACGAGGTAAGAAATGGTGCCAATGCTAGATTTGGTACCTTTACATTTACTAAAACTGGCACATCTATTGTTTATGATGACAATTATGTAGAAACTGCTGCAGGAGTAAATGCCAATATAAGTGCAAATAATGATTCACTGTTATTCTCGGTGGATAGTGGCACAGCAATCTTAAAATTTAACTTCCAAACATTTAATTAATGTTTAAACTCAAGCCCAGCGATCGTTTGGATCGCTGGAAAATATTTAGACGTAGCTTAAATGATTTTTCTATCAGCAAGGCTGTAGAATTAACCAACGAACTATGGGCAGCTTGCCCTTTCACTCCATTTTATTTAGATCCTGATACTCCTAATAATTGGCCTGATCCTTGGACATTGATTGAAGAAAATTACTATTGCGAACTTGCTAAAGTTTTAGGTATAGTGTATACTTTACACTTGACTGATCACAGAAAAACTCTTTGTCCAGAGATTCGAACATACACTAGCCCAAAAACCAAGCATACTTATCATATAGCATACTTGTGTGATGGGAAATATGTTCTTAATTTGATCGAAGGGGAGATCTTAAATAAAGAACACATCAATCAAGAATTAAAATTAAAATGCCGTTATACAGCAACGGATTTAAAATTAGAACAATACTAGAAGGCCAGATATGCAGATTCAAGTTACTAAACGAGACGGACAAAAAGAAGCTTTAGATTTAGAAAAATTACATAAAGTAGTGTTTTGGGCTACCGAAGGAATTACAGGGGTCAGCGCAAGCGAAGTAGAAATAAAAAGCCACATACAGTTTTACAATGGAATTAAAACAGCAGATATTCAAGAAACCTTGATCAAGAGTGCAGCAGATTTGATCAGTGAAGAAACACCCAACTATCAATATGTAGCAGGAAGA